CACTAGAATTTCCAATGTTCAATGTGGTAGCTGCACCAGCAAAATTAACAGTTGTTGCAGTTGTATTAACTATATAGCATGTTGCATTTGATATAGTTAATGTATTTCCAGATAATGTTAAATTTCCATTTGAATTTATTGCTAGTAATGCTGCTCTAGTTGTATTTGCACTTTTATAAAATGTAATTCCATCATTGTCTCCTACACTAATACGACCTATGCTATTTGCATAATCGATGATTACGCCATCGGTGAATGAGCCAGCAAATGTTCCTAGTGAAACTACTCCAGTAGATGATGAGACATTTGATGCAGATAATGCAGAAAAAGCACCAGTGCCAGGAGTTGATGTTCCGATGTTAATATTATCAATTGCACCAACCAATCCAGAATTAAGAACAATAGTATCCAATCCAGTTATAATTCCCCCAGCAACAAATGTTGCGGTAGTGGCATTACTATAGCTTACTGATGTCGTTGTACATGCAGTAACTGTCACCGAATTCGCATTGTATCCTGCTGGATTCATACTAGAAACAGTAATTTTTCCACCTACCAAGAATGGTGGGAATGGTTGTGTTGAAAAAGTTAATGTAGCAGTTCCTGCTGTTCCACTTGCACCAGATACGTTAATAACCAGAGGAACTGCATTTAAATGCCCATTGATAACGGTATAATTTACAACATTTAATTTAGATGATACAATACCGCTGGTAGTATCCATTCTAGCAACTAATTTAGTATTATTTGTACTTGCAATTTGACCATTTGGTGTAGCATAGAATGTTAAATATCCACCTTGATTAGTATTAGTTAAATTTTCACCAGCATTAATTTCCATTCTAGCTGGCCCAAATCCTGGCCAACCACCACTAGCATAGCCAACCCCAGCATATCTTACAAGTGGTTCATTTGCTAATACAGGCAATGGTGACACCGCTGTTCCATTATATCTTCTTCCAGCATATAATGCATATGAACCTTGGGCATCGTTATATAAACGACTCGGTGTAGCTATTCCTCCTTGGGGTGGTATACCTGTTATATGTAGCATTACACCTGTATTAACTGGAATTTGATAGACACCATCTAATGAACCAACTATTTCTAATGCACCAGTATTTTGGTCTGCAGATGGAACTAACATTTGTATTTGTCCATCTCCACTAATATGAAAAATCGGACTTACCGCTTCAGCACCTGCTACCGTATCGTCTGTTTTATAAACTGAAAAATTACCAACTATGTTAACAGTTCCAGTACCATTTGATACGATGTTCACATCTTCATTTAAATTAACAGTTGAAAAATTATTTCCTGATGCATAAAAATCACCAAAACTAAAACTTAGACCAGCGCTATCAATAAGTAACGTGCCATCGGATGCAATTTCGATACCAGGACCTGCTTTAATGCCACCCAATTGTGAAGAAGTGGCAGGTTTAAGCTGAAATACATTGTTTATATCTAATTCAAACATTGATCCAACATTCAAACTAAGTGTTGCATCGGCTGAAACAGTAAATCCACCACCTGGTTTTACACTTCCTGCTATTTGCTCGGACGCAAATCCAACAATAACTGTATTTCCACCTGGTGTAATGCCATCACTTAAGCGTAGTTCACCAGTATCTTCATTCCAAAATATAGTTCCACGTTCACCAATATATTCATTTGCTGAAATAGTTGGAATACGTCCTGCTCTAATTTTTCTTATTGACATTATGTTATCCTACAATATCATTATCTTCACTTGCAAATTGAATTGCAATAGGTTTAACACCTGAAAGTTTTTTAATATCATTTAATTCATCATCTTGATTAAATGCGTTATCCATTCCAGCAGATTTTTTAAGAATTTCAAGCTTTGTTTGTAATGGTGGGATAAAATTACCAATATTGGCATCTTTATCACCACTTTCCGCACCGTCATCGACATCATGTTGAAAATCATCTGCTGATTTTTCTGTATTTTCCGGTGCTTCTAAACCACCATCTTTTTGATCTAGCATATCTGCTATGCTATGTAAAATATCACTCATTTTCATTTTTTAATTCCTATATCCAGGGACGGCCTTGAACTAACCCACCAACATTTGGGTTGTCTACTACATTGTTGCCACTATACTTTGTTGGTAAATTGTTTATTGCCAATGTATGTAATGGTCTGTAATAGTTTTTAGTATTGTCTAAACTACCTGTAATAGTTCCATCAACTGCTACAGTTTTGCCTTGACGCTTTGCTTCAGCAATTGCAAGTTTTTGTTCTTGCTTAGCTTGTTTGGTAGATAATGTTGAAATTCCGTTGGCTGCCATAAATTTTTCCTCTATTATCTATTTAGGTAAATATGGAAATGATTAATAAAACTCCTTTCAACAATTTAATACAAAATTTAAAAGATAATGGAAAGTATCGTGTTTTCAATGACATACTGCGAGAACAAGGTAAATTTCCTAATGCAATATGGTATGGCCCATATGCTATTAAGAACATTGTCAATTGGTGTTCAAATGATTATTTGGGCATGGGTCAGTCTAAAGTAGTATTAGATGCAATGAGAACAGCATTAGATATGACTGGTGCTGGGTCTGGTGGTACTAGAAATATATCTGGTACTAGCCATTACCACGTTGCACTTGAACATGAATTGGCATCATTACATAAGAAAGAAAAAGCATTGTTATTTACTTCAGCATATGTGGCAAATGAGTCATCATTGATTTCATTATCTAAGATCATTAACAATATTGAATTTATTAGTGATAGCAAAAATCATAATAGTCTAATTGTTGGTATGAGTTATAGTAGAGCACCAAAACAAATATTCAGACATAATGATTTAGAAGATTTAGAAAGTTGTTTAAAGAAAGCAGTTGAAAATGGGAATACTCCTTGTATAGTGTTTGAAAGTGTATACAGTATGGATGGTGATATTAGCCATATTAAAGAAATTTGTGATTTAGCTGATATGTATAATGCCATAACATATCTTGATGAAGTCCACTCCATAGGCGTAATAGGTCCAACTGGTGCTGGATTATTAGAAGAACTTGGATTACAAGATCGAGTTGATATTGTTAATGGAACATTAGGTAAGGCATATGGAGTTCAGGGTGGATATATTGCTGCTGATGCCATCGTAGTAGATGCAATCAGAAGTATTGCGGCTGGGTTTATATTCTCAACATCACTAAGTCCAGTAATATGTGCTGGTGCATTGGCTGCTGTGAAATATTTAAAAGATCATAATGAAATAAGAGAGAAAATTAAAGAACGTGCGAATAAATTAAGATTTCTTATGAGAGAATACAATATACCAGTGATGGATGGAAAAACCCACATTGTTCCAGTAATAATTGGTGATGCAAAGAAAGCCAAAGAGATAAGTGATATTTTGTTAAATGATTATAACATTTACGTTCAAGCCATAAATTTTCCTACAGTTGAAGTTGGTACTGAACGATTGAGGTTCGCCCCTACTCCGAACCACACCGATGGTATGATTTCCGATCTTGTTGAAACGTTGACTATCGTAATGAAAAGGTATTCGAGATAAATAAAGATGTAGTTCACGGAATTGACGTTCCCAACTACTCTAACGTCTATGGAGGACATCAGCATGTGTATTTATACAGAAATACCACCAACATATCTTTATATTAAAAAACATTCAATAACAGGTCTTAAATATTTTGGTAAAACTACAGAATCTGATCCTTATAAGTATCTAGGGTCCGGCACATATTGGAAGAAACACTATAAAAAACATGGCAAAGAATTTATAGAAACTATATGGGTATCTGATCCGTTCACTGATAAAGAATTACTGATTGAAGACTTAATAAATGCGTTAACTGCAGTATTAAGCCATAGCTTTAGCGGCGATTGTAACTAATTCTACCAATGCTGCTCTAAGTTGAGCATTATTAGCTGATTCTTCTAGTTTTTCTGTGCTAATTAGATCTGCTAAAATTTCTTTTCCTTCTTCAGCACTCAATTGACCAGATGCAACTGCTTCTGAAACTTGGACGGCATAATTAGCTCTATCGATGGCCCATTGTTGACCACTATTAATTATATCACTTAATAAACTCATTTTATTCTCCTTAAAATCTTTTTTGCACTGCGCGGGCAATGATGTCGCTTTGTTGCTCTATAATTTTCTTTTTTAAAGAGCAATACATAGGACTAACCTTACCACGGTCACTACGTTCTTTAAATTCTGCAACTGTCTTGTGTAGTTCTTCAAATAATGCTACTATATCATTTGAACCACGTGATACTGAATAGGTATTAAACCATTCAACTTGTTTATTTAAGTCATTGATTTGGCTTTTTACATTAGCACAATCAAAATACTTTGCTGACATTTCAATATCAATTATAGCTTTTGCTTCATTTCCATCCCATTTGCTTGGAATATACGCACAACCTACTAATGATATCACTGCTACTAACACTAACATTCTTTTCATTTTAATTCTCCTGGAATATCTAATATTTATCAGAGTTACTGACCCAACTCAAATTTCATTTGAGTTGCTTCTTCAACTGCAGCCATTGGTACTTCGTATTTTGGTAAATCTGCTACTGGTAATGGCGCATTTGGCATTAAATATGCTTTAACTGTTCTACTATTCTTTTCAACTATGATCTTATATAATCGAGTTGGAATTCCTAATCCATTCCCAGTTACAAAATGTCCTGGGTCATAAATTCCACCTGATATAATATAAAAATCAGTACCTGGTGTCATAGCCCATTGCCGTTCAATAGTTTCAAGTGATTTCCAAATTCCTCTATTATTATTGGCAACTTGTGGAACCATATTAGACAAATTAAAACTTTCACTCATAACAGCATCATTTTGTGTATTATTCTTAGCTGGGGACATATGTCCTCGATCATACTTGTTACCAACAGTAGCATAATCAGCTAATGTTGCAGAACATTGTGGCGCAACAGATGGATCTGGATGGAAGTTGTCTTTCCTTTTAGCTGGACCTGTCATATCATCCATAGATAGATGTTCGAACACTGCTACTGGTGCTTTGACATCACATCTATGAATCACTGCATAGTTCAAATGACAAATTTCTTGGTCACCTGGATGTGGTTGATATAATGGTGTTCCATTTACAGTTAGTTGTGGACATTGGTCATTGATTACCCCAGCGTGTACTGGTGCAACTACCATTAGTAATAGTAATAAAATATATTTCATAAAAATCCTTTGAGGTTATTGAATATTTATGTTATTTAAACAAACCACCCTATCTTTTTGTGTAATTCTATTCTATTATCATATTCTTTTATACTTCCTGGATATCGCCATCCCCATATCACGACTAGAAACATTGTAATGCCAGCATATAACACTGCTTTTTCATTATGTGTAGTAAACCACATTATTATTAGACTACTAGCCATCATTCCTACCATGAGGTATTTTGCTTTGATTGGAAATACCTTATAATGTGTCCAATTAGTAATAAATGGACCAAATAATTTATGATTATAAATCCAATTATGCATATTAGGACTGCTTTTAGAAAAGCAATATGCAGCACCCACGATAAAAATGCTAAAGGGGACCCCTGGGGTGATTACTCCGATATATGCCAATCCTAGTAAGATAAATCCTGCTATTTTCCAAAGTATATTTTTCATAATTTTAATAATTTTAATAAATAAAGATGTAGTTCACGATGCGTCAACATCTAACTACTTTAATACTTTGAAGGAGTATCAACATGAATATTTATACAAACAACGATCCTATTTTTAGATTTTATGTATACGCATATCTTCGTAAAAAAGATGGAACCCCTTACTATATTGGCAAGGGAACTGGTTATCGAGCTTTCTCAAATGACCATACTGTAAAAGTCCCAACTGATAAAAAACGAATAGTTATTATTGAATCAAATTTAAGTAGTATTGGAGCATTTGCAATTGAACGTAGAGTAATTCGATGGTATGGTAGGAAAAATAATGGAACTGGTATTTTAAGAAATCTAACTGATGGTGGTGAAGGTGCTCATGGATATAAACATACCGAAGAATATAAAATACATATGTCCAAAATATGTACAGGAAGAATAATGCCTAGAGAAGCAGTGGAAAAAACAAGACTTGCTAATACAGGCAGAAAAAATCTAAAATTATCATTAGCTATGAAAGGAAGACCATCAAAAAATAAAGGAAAATTTATGTCGGATATATATAAAGCTACTTGCTCTAATGCACAATCCAAACGGTTTTTAAATTCCGATGAAAGAAATAAATTGGCACTACACGGTAAAATTGGAAACGAAAAAACTAGAGAACAATGTAAAAAATTAATTGTAAAAGATCCAAAAGGAAATATTAATGTTTTTATATCACTACCAGATTTTGCATCAAATATAGGTGCTAAAGCACGAAATATTTATTGTCTTATTAACAAGTATGATGGGGAAATTATACAAAAAGGAAAGTTTGCTGGATATACTTTCTGGCTTAGGACACCAGAAACTGTATCAGATACGTTAAAAAATATAATGTAACCATTCCTTATGTTTAACTTCAAAACCAAATTTCTTACGTTTGTTTACTAATTCAAAATAATCAGGTTTATAAGGAGTATTATATGGGCTCTTCCATGGATAGGAATTTCCCTTTTCCGAATTACATTTTGAACATGACAGTGCACAATTATTCCAACTAGTTCTTCCACCTTTTGATGATGGGATAACGTGATCTATTGTAGCAGTTTTTAAATTAAGTGTAGTTCCGCAGTATTGACATATTCCATCATCTCTTACCAGTAAACTTGCCCGACTAAATTTTACTGTAGTTTTTGGTTTTAAATATTCACGGAGCATTAGAACAGCTGGGACATTAGTTTTCCAATTTGCAGAGCGAATGGTCCAATTGTCGTGCCACAGCACAACATCGGCTTTTTCTAAAACCATATATTTTATTGAATCCTGCCATGATATAGTGCTGAGTGGCATTATACTAACAGGCATTCCTGATGCATTTAGTAATAAACAATCCATAATCTGTAATCTTATATTTTACTTTTAAATTCAATTGATTTTGCAAAATCTTCTGCGGATTTTTCTAACGCATTTTGCCATTGTGTTTTTTGATCTTGGTCAAATACCAAATCAATGTCGCTTGAAGCTGTACACCAACTATTGGTATGATTATACGGTGGAGTTCCCGATATTTCTGAGCGCAGTTGGTCATTGGCCCATCCACACATCCCAAACATCAATCTCCATTTATTTGGAAAGTCACCATTGGCAAGTCTTGGCAGAATCTTATCTGATGAACTTAATGAAAAGTTATCATTGATTCTTAATGTATTTTTACACTCCCATTCATTTGAATGTATCAATGAAAGACTATTGGGACTAATTGGTCCACCATTATAAACAAATCCTGGTATATCAAAGTCTAGTCCTACTTTTTCACCCAACTCATTAATAGTTAGATTACTACGTTTATTAAGGACTAGACCTATACTTCCATAATTATAATGTTCAACTATCATTATAACTGTTTTATACCAAAAGTTGCCTTTGACTGATGGTGGTGCTATTATTAAATTACCTACTATATTACCTAAATTCATTAGGTATTTAACTTAGTATAATGTTATCCAAAATTTTTTAAATAACCAATACGTTTATTTGTATCAGATGTTGCATATTTTGGTCTTTCAAAATTTCTAACCCACCATTCAGTTGCCTGTTCTGGTGTCCTAAATCTAGTTGCCAAATATTGTTTACCTTCTGGTTCTGATAATGCAAAATCAATTTGATTTTTCCAATCAGTAGCCCAATCACTTCCAACGTAATTTACCATATTAGTAAATCTCTCATTATGATGTTGAAATAATCCACCACTTGTATTTTTATCACCTAATACTCCTGGTTGAAAATGTGACTCACCTTCTATATTGGCTAAAATACCTAATCTATGGTTATCATCCATTTTTGATTTTAAATATGATGATACTTCATTTTTATTTATAGACCCTGTACCACCTGACCCAATTTTAATATTTTGGTCACCTGGAAGATTACTAGCAGTATTACCACTAGTATCATTTCCACTACTAATCCCTAATGCAGAAAATGGGTTTGAATATTTAGTAGCGAGATCAGCAGCCTGTGATATAATACTCAGTGGACTTGCTAATTCTTTTAATACCTTGAATTCTTGGAATCTCATTAGTTACCTTTCCATTTTGGCAACGGGCCACCATAATCTGAGCTACGTACTTTCTTCCCTTTAATACTTTTTGGTACATCACTTCCACCAGTTTTAAACTTACGTTTTGTATCACGTTTTCTTAAACCTTGTGCTTTACAAGATGAAAGTTGACTAGCACCTAATTCTTTGTCAGTTTTTTTACTTAAGCAAACTGATTTTGGTGTTTTTCCAGCTTCATCCAATTCAAATTCTTCATCCATATTATAACATGCTTCCGGTTTGTGCCCACGTCCTGGACGACTTCCCTCACGCATTGCTCGTTTAGCTTCTACACCAAGTTTTGCTTCTTTTAAAAATTCATTTGCTCTCATGATTTAATCCTTCTAATCATATATTTATCCATTTCGTCTATCAATCCATTCATATATATTCAACCATTTACGTTTTCCAATAGTTGCTTTAAGATGTTTCAAATCTGCCTTTACATCATATCTTTCTGTAGTACCAGCTTCTACAAATTCTATAACAGCATCTTCTTGTTCTGCTATTTCAGTAGCGATGTCAAAATACGAGTGTGATAACCCAGTCCCAACATTCCAGATTCCAGATCCATTGACTTGTTTAATAAAATCAATATGTAATCTACAAACATCACCAACCCATACCCAATCGCGTTTTATGTGTTCTGCATTATTCCATACTTTTATAGTTCCAGTTGACTTTGCTTCTTCTCTCCATTTATACATAATATCTGCACGACTTCCCTTGGTATACATATATTTTCCATATACATTGAAGTACCTGAATCCTTGGACATAAACACTGTGTTCTTGTTGAAAAACCCATCTATCAAATAAGTATTTTGACCAAGCATATGGGGTATGTGGATGACAAGGTGCAAATTCACTAAAATTCTTATTAGTTCCATATACATCATGTGTACTCGCATATTGCAAATGAACTTTATTTTTATTGCATTCTTGAAAAAGCCATTGACTAAACTCATAGTTTTTGTGTATAATGGTATCAACATCTTTATCACTAGTATCGGTAACCGCTCCTAAGTGGATAACCCATTTATATCGTCGTACATCAGGATAGTTATTTGGATCCCAGTTCCAGATTTCAACATCCCAGAATTCTTCTTGTGCTAACCATTCAAGCATATTTCGTCCAATGAACCCGTTGGCGCCGGTAACTAGTATTCTCATCATTTATTTATTGACATTCAACATCATTTGTAATATAATGGACATTTACTAAATTTAGATTAAATTATGAAAATAAAAATACAAAAGATGGATGGTAGACACAATGGTAATTCATATTTTACCTATATGGCGTTAATGTATCATTATAATAAATCAGAAAATATGGCTAGAGTACGTGATATCCGCCAATGGTGTTGGGAACAGTTTGGACCAAGTTGTGAATACTATGAATATGAGGAAATAGCATGTATGGGTGAAGTAAATCCTAAATGGTGTTGGCTTGGATCTGAAAGAATTTTAATAAAGGATGAAGCAGACCGTAATTGGTTTGCATTGAGGTGGGGATGAGAATACGTAAAATGCCATTTGAAAATAATAGCTTTTTATTAAGTAATAACGAAAAAGGTCTAACAACAGTAGAATGGAATAATGTAGCAGAATGGCTTCGAGAACGTAAAATGAAATTTAATATGCAAGGTGGTGTTTTAACGTTATATCGTGATATTGATTCAACAATGTTTGCATTAAGATGGTGTTCAGAATGAAAAATTTGTGTTCTGAAATCTTTTTTTAATCATATTTTGGTTCCATCTGCATTTACAAAACCATATGAAAATGTTCGGGTTGTCCAAGATTTAAATGAAAAATGGTATACGATTAGATCTAATAGACCAGAGATAAACGATTGGATTATTAACCAATCAGATGGATGGCGGTATACTGCAAACCGTAGATTTAAGGATTATTGGCAGGAAGAAAATTGCTATGATCTTAGAGAAGATGTGTACACTTGGTTTATATTAAGGTGGAAATAATGGATCCAAAATTAGCCGAAGAACGTATAAAACGTGATAAGTTTTATCAAATAATTAGAACTATTGCATCTACAGAATGTCATAAGAAATTTGCAGATTTGTCTGAATATATTGAAAAAACATATGGAATATCTATAACAATAGATGGGTATATTACTGCAAACTACATAATTGTAAATGAACAAAAGTATATGTTATTTAGGATTAAGTTTGGAATATGATATCAATACCAATTTGGAAATTTGAAGACCCAATGGAAGTAATTTGGTATATCAATAATAATTGGGGTGGCTATGGCACTCGGTGGGATTTAAAAAATTTAGTGGATCTTAGACTGACAAATGATTCAGATTTAACATTTTTACTATTAAAATTTAACGTGAAAGAACTATGATCAATAAAATAACAACAGGGCGATATCTAACATCTTATAATTTTAACTCATCCAATTTAGACCCATTAGCAGAATGTGGTCAAATGAGGTATAAAAATGGTAGAGTAGAATATAATTCTGGTACCGCGTGGTACGAATTACAAGGAGATGCTGCGGTAGATTTATCATTTGAAGCAGTACAAATATTAGAATGGGCTAAACAAAAGATGATAGAAGAGATGAATGAAAAGGATATACTTGAAAAGTATCCAGCATTATTAAATGCCAAGAACAATTACAATATGGTTAAACAAATATGTCAAGCTGAAGAAAACCTTGACAATAACAAATAACTGTAGTATACTAATAATTTAAATTCGGAGATTTTTATGGACATATTATTAGTCCTTGTATTTTTACAATTAAAACATTACCATGTGGATTTCATGAATCAATCGCAAGATGAAGTTCAGACAAAAGGCATATATGGTAATATGATTGGTGTAGGGCATAGTGTTAAACATGGTCTTTTAACTTATGCTATTTTCTTATTCATAGTTCCATTCAACCAAGCATTATTTATTGGTATAATTGATATAATTTTACATTACCATATCGATTGGATTAAAATGAATTATGGTAATCGTGATATGAATGATAAACAATTTTGGTGTCATATCGGTCTTGACCAGCTTTTTCATCATTTGTGTTATATTGGCTATCTTGCATTTTGTTTGGTGATATAAATGATAACTTTTAATTTTTTAATTTCAAATCCTTGGTCTAATACTTGGAATTTGATTTGGGGGACAAATGGGTTACTTACAACCCATAAAGCATGGGAACTTAATCTATATCGCACAGATCAAATTATTAATATCGAGTTTTGTTTAAGTATTAACTGTGACCACGCAGGGTTGAATACTAAATTAGGGTTGTTTGGTTATACTCTGGAATATACAGTTTATGATACAAGACATTGGGACTATGAAAATAATACATGGGAAGTATATGACAGAGAAGAAGAGAACCCCTAAAAAGGAACTAGTTCATTTTGATATAATCGGTCGTAAGATCAAAGTTGGTGATTTTGTAGCTGTTAGTGTCTATAATAGATTAGAAGTAGCAAAAGTTATAAAACTCAATCCAAAGATGGTTAAGATACAAATCTTAAATGCGAATACCAATACATGGTACAAAGGCGAACACAATAGATATCCAACTGATATGGCTATTTTGGATAATGAATATTTAACATTTTATTTGATAAAACACAGTGCTTAGAAAACAAGTTAAAGATTTAATAGAATATGATAGTCCTGAATACACAGAACTTCAAGAATGGTTAATAAAACATTTTGGACCAATAGATGACCACAAATTTTGGTCTACCGACTATATAACTGGCAAAGGTTGGGCAATGATTAAACGGTATCACTGGAATGATTACGGTCGTGAGACAGAATGGTATGTAGAATTTGATGCTAGGAAATTAAAACGTGCCCAAATGACATGGTTTAGATTAAAATGGATGAAGTAAAAATAAGTATCAGTTATATGCCAGACACCGTAATATTGAATCTTCGTGATCATTGTGATAGCATGTCTGGGAATGATGAAGAACTGTGGTTGGAAATTCGTAATGCTGAATTACAAAAATTTAATGCAATATATCAAGATCGTGTTCTCACATTTGAAAGTACAGCGCATTATCAATGGTTCTTAATGAGGTGGCAATGAAACCAGTAATAATATCAGAGATGCAATGGCATAATTTATTAATAGAAATGTATAAAGATTATCCAAAAAGTGTTCTAGCCATAAGAGAAAAAACTAAGAAAGTTTTGGGATTTACATCAAGGTCGCATCGTACATGGATAGAAAATCCAATGTACGATGAATTCATGAAACAATATGCTAATAAAATTGTAGATGAAACTTATATGATTCAACCATCTAGAGGGTATTATTCCAATATGATACACTTAGATTTTTATAGTGAGCCAAAGAGAACTTTTTTCTTATTAAAGTATAGTGAATTTTTGAGTTGACATTTAACCAGTTTTATTATACAATATTATTTTTAATTTTATGTGGAGAGTTATATGAAGCACGTATCCGTGGGAATGTTCAAACTACCAGGTCTATCATTTGACCGTGATGAAATGAATGATGATTTACGCGATGAAATGATTGATTGGAGTGAAAGCTCTAATTGTGGAATTTTTATGACTGATAGGTTATGGTCATTTAAAAATGAAGGCCATCGTGATTTCTTTTTATTAAGATGGTCTGAAAGAGTTCCTAAAAAAGAAGAAAAATAAGAGAATAATGAGAAATAGCCATAAATTATTAAACAAATCTGATAAATTTTCGCTATCTGAACATTCTGTAAGAAAACAAAAATATTATCAAATAGATTTAAATTTAAGACACCGGTTTTGGACAGCGGCAGATAAGATGACAGAATATGATTCTATATTGAATAGTCAAAATAGAATCAATAAGTTTGGTTGGAAATATGACAATGAAGAAGAAGCAAAAGCAAAATATACATGGGCTGTTTTAAAGTGGGACAAAGAAGAAACTAGTACCAATTATAAAAATGTCTGAAGAATTACACGATTATTATGGTGTACTGCTATCTAGTTGTAATAGTACACGATGGGACCAAGTTACCTGGTGTACTGAACAATTTAAAGTTGATACCAACCGATGGTTTCAGTTTCAAAACTATATCTACTTTAGAAATGAATCAGATTTTACTTGGTATTTGTTAAAGTGGGGATAATACATGGATAATTTTAAGATATTTAACGACTCCGTGTATGAAAGAAAAATATTTCATAGAGTGGTAATATATATGACATCACCGACACAGAATGAAATATTAGATATTTGGCTAAATTCTGAAGAAGGACAATGGGTTAGTAATCATTGTATACATATAGAGGTAGTTAAACATTACCATCCATATACCCTTGGATACGAATATTATATAACAGCTTATATTAAACCATCAGATTACACATTCTACACAATCAAGTTTTCTACTTGACATCTATTCCTGTAATTGTTATAATAGAACTTTAACGATTACAGGAACCATCAATGACTACTTATTTTATCAAAAAAGGCAGAAAATATATTCCTGCACGTGAATATGACAATGAATTTAACGATTCTTGGCCAGAAGGCACTCATCTAACAGTATGCAAACCAGGGTCTAGATCTAGACGATATAACATTGAACCAGCATTTGCACCAATGATTGCTGCTGGAAGTTATGCAGAAGACCGCATTGCTGCTATTATTGTAGATAAGTTGACTTATACTCCAGAAATACCACCATATACACAAGAACAAAAAGAAGCATGGGACCGTATGAGAGAAGTCTATGGGGAAGACTTGTGTAGATTGAAAACTTCTACTATAATGGAAGCTGTGAGAGCTGGTGTTTCAGAAATGATTAAAGAAGCTGAAGAAATATTAGAGAACCCAGCTTTACAACAAAGTTATGACAATTTTTTATTATTAAGTAAACTAACAAGAGGAAAATAATATGATGATTTTATTAGTAATTGGTGCATTTTTGTTTGGCATGTTTATTGGTGGATTTTTATGGAATAAAATAATAATGCGTGCTTATGCACGAGATCCAAAATCAGTTATAGAGTTATTTGACAACGCTACTAGATCATATACTGTTGAAAGTGATGAGGGATATGAGTATGTAGAATTAGAAGTTGAGAAACATGGTAATCAAATTATGATGTGGTTTAAAGAATGTGGGACATTTGTATCACAAGGTGAATCAGTAGACGAAGCATTAGAGGTTGCACATGAACGTTTTCCAAAGTTTAATTTTCATTTTGAATTACCAGATGATATTGAATATACGGTAGCATAATGGATAATGTAATTCAATTACCAGGCGAACTACACAGGTGTCCGTTATATTGGATAAATTTTATTAAACATTATGTTAAACATTATAAAATTGTCAATAGTGTAGAGTTAGATACTATGTTAAATTCAGAATTTAATGCAACTATTGGTGGTAATTTGTATGATGGATTTAAAATTACATTTAAAAAACCAGAACACAAGACCTGGTTTATTTTTAAGTGGAGTTAAAATGGAACTTTATAAAGAAGAATTTGTCTGGCAGGTTAATTTATACTATGATGATAGATTGAAAATAGAATCTACATTGCAAGAAAATGTAGATTGGGCAGAAGCATTATGGGAATGGTGTGAAGAAACTTTTGGTGAACAATATGAACGATGGGTTCATGATTATCGTGAATCCTATGATTGTGATTTGTTTTGTTTCTTACGTGAAGAAGATCGTAATTGGTTTGTATTGAGGTGGTCGTGAAAGCATTTAATGAAGTTTTTATATATCTTATAGATTTAGAAAATAACGAACGTTTCTTATTAAGTGAATATATTGATTGGTGTACTGATACATTTGGTGAACATGGAATAAAATGGCATGTAGTAAATACAGAATTTGATTATCCTAGCATTAGATTTTTAACGGAGGAAGATCGTAATTGGTTTATGTTAAGGTGGTCAAATGAACAATATTAGATGCAGCACAGACTTACTTGGTCAAAAACTTTATTGTATTGAAATAAAAGTTCCATCAAATGCCAATCAGGTATACAACTGGCTGGTTGAAAGTTTTGGTGGTTTAGAGAACGGTGGATATTCTTATTATCTTAAAGACCAGGAATGGGCATTCTATCTAACAACTATTGGCACAATTCAAGTTAAATTTAGAAACGAAGCATATGCAAATTGGTTTTTATTGAGGTGGTCATGAAAACACAACCAAAACAATATGAATATCCAGACGGTACTAAATCATGGCGATTAAATGGCCGATTACACCGAGAAGATGGTCCAGCATATGAAGGTATAACTGGTCATAAAGAATGGTGGTTAAATGGCAAAAGACATAGACTGGATGGCCCTGCTGTTGAATACCCAAATGGGTATAAAGCATGGTTTTTAAATGGCAAACAATATACAGAAGAAGAATTTGTTATGGTCCAATTCATGAATGGTAATAATATTTATAGGAAATAATCATAATGTATATTGATGAAGAATTATATACATTTCATATTGTCTTAACGGATGAAGATTTTAAGAAACGTAAAGAAATGTATAAATGGTGTGAAGAACAATGGGGTAAACCACAAAACTTGAATAAATCCAGTAGTTGGATTTATACTAGCACCAATTACGGTAATGTATTTAAATTTAAAAATGAAGCAGACCGTAATTGGTTTATATTGAGGTTTTCATGAAAACAATACGAATAGTTTCATATCCAGAACTTCGAAAATTATTTAGTAATCACTTCTCTAGTAGAATTGGAAATACATCCAGAGAAGGTGGCGAGATGTTTTTACATAGTATTGGATACAAGTCGGCAAAATGGGTGCCTGGGACATATCAATATTCATTAAGTGATGCAGATTATACTTGGTTTATTTTAAGGTGGGGACATGAAAAAGATTAGAAAGAATTATATAACTGTTCCAGGGTGGTTGAACTTTTACCAAGAGACTGTTCTTAAGAGTAAGAGTTTAGTTGGATTATTACATGTTGATAGAATTGCTAGAATTGATAATATCAATAAAGAGTTAGAACCATTTCACGCAACATTAGAAAAAACATATCTTACATTTGAAAGTGAAGCGCATTATAATTGGTTTGTATTGAGGTGGTCATGAAAGAATATACGTTTCACAGATTTTCTTTTTTAGATAGAGAGTATGAATATGGGCTTATTTTTTCATTGTGTGATATCTATAGCATTAATTGGTATGATTTATATCAACCAGGTTCTGGTTGGCATGAAACCTATTTGCCACCAATTCATGACTGGTGTCATAATTTTGGAAGAGACCGTGTGCTCGTAGCAGGAACTCATTTTCATTTTAAAAATAGAGAAGATATGAATTGGTTTTTATTGAGATGGGGATGAAGTATAATTATTGGATTAAACATTGCTGTTTGTCGTCTATTGTCAAAGAACAAGCAGCGTGGATGAAATCATCATTTGGTAATCGTGGTACACGTTGGACACACAAATCTGGCGTATTTTGGTTTGAAAATGAAGAAGATCGTAATTGGTTCTTAATGAGGTGGAGTAAATGAAGATAGTAAAGTTAGATAGAAGAAATAGGGCATTTAAGCATGGATTTACCCACGCTGTAAGATTTGGTGCAGGTGAAGGAATTTCTAATTACATGAACATTAAAAATTATTTAGAAGAACGGTACCCACGTCCTACTAGGTATATTTGGTGCATGGCTAGTCATATTAAATATGCCGGTAAATGGGAAACTGTAGAGAGTAAAGGTCATTACTCTAAAAGAATTTATTGGATCTGTGTTAAGAATGAAGCTTTACTTTCAATGGCATTGTTGTCAATTGAGATGAATTAATATTTTAAGCAATAAAAAGCCCGCTAAATGCGGGCTTTCTTTTGTCTGGCTATTTACCTTCTTCACACATTATTTTTACATCCATATCGGCATTTAAATGCTTAAATTCGTCTGATAATTTCTTACCTATGGTCTGGCATTGGTTTTCAGTTTTCAAGCCTTGTATAGTGTGTAATTCAATCTGATGATGGAACTGTGCTTTAAGTGAGGTAATCAAGATCAATATAAACAACTACCAATCCTCCACACCAGATATTTCTATTTGCACTGCTGCCATTACACCGTTTACTTCTTGGTTAAACATAATACTTAATATGTTCCCAATACCACTACTACCTTCTTTAATAATTTTAAATTCCTGTACATCTGGAAATTTGTTTAATGTTTCTTGTATCTTGTTTAATTCAGTCCTGGATATTTTCATTTGTTATTCTCTTGTTTAATTTATAAATCTTATTTAATATTTCTACTACATCATCTTCATTTAAATTACCAATAACATCATCTGCTATTGATGTGGTATAGCATAACTCCCATCCGGCATCACTAAATATCAACACACCTAGTTCAAATAATCCTTCATCACCACCATATGTTGTTGGTCCTTGGATTAATGATGCGCCGTATCCATTTGGGAATTTGAAGACTGCTTGGTTATTACCAAATATAGATTTTTTTTGTATGTATTACGTATTCATTTATGTCTATCATTTCTTCACCACGCAGAAAAGCCCTCCGAAGAGGGTATAAAAATTAAATTATTTGAAATATTATAACACATTTTTTGTGCTATTACAAGAAAGAAACGACGTAAATTAGTTTTTTATATAAATAAATACATCGATTGAGAAAATCGGTTGCTTATCGCGGAACGGCAAATTCCCATAAGCATTAATCATTCTAACAATTATTTAAGGAAACAATTATGACCAACAAACTTATTTATGTCCCGTATACATATTGCATAACATTTCTAATAACCGGCCAACGTTATTACGGATGTAGGTATGCAAATAGTAGAAAAAATGTGGCAAATCCAACTGAGTTTTGGGTGACATATTTTACATCATCAAAAGAAATAAAAAATCTAATTGCTCTACATGGCAAGGAATTATTTTCTGTTCAAATACGAAAAATATTTAAAACTAGAAAAGATACAGTCGCTTGGGAACATAAGTTCTTAACAAGAATTAATGCAGCGAAAAGTCCATATTGGCTTAATAAAAATAACGGTGGTAATAAATTTCATGCTACTGAAGATTCTATTGCAAAAACTGCAATAACTAGAAAGGCTAAATGTTTGTATGAAAAAACATTAATTGCAGAAAAGAAAAAAGCTACAGAAGCAGCTAGAAGTGCAGAAGAAAACTATACAATTAAAGAAAAGCAACGACTAGCAAAAACTTCAAGAACCCCAGCAGAAAGATTATTGGTCAATGCAAAGAAAAAAGCTACAGAAGATGCAAAATCTCCAGAGGAAAAATTAGCAACGAAAGAAAAACAAAGATTAGCTAAAATTAATAGAACATCAGAAGAAAAATTGGAAACTAAACAAAAAGAATGGAAAACAAAGAATGCTAGGTCACCTGAAGAAAAACAAACTCAAATAGAAAAACAAAAAACAACACTTAAAGCAACCATCGAGGCAAAACCGTTAGAAGAAAAATTAGATATTATAGCAAAGCGCAAAGCTACATTTGATGCTAAAACACCAGAAGAAAAATTAGTAATAACACTAAAACTAAAAAATTCTCATGCTGCTAGAACTCCTGAACAGGAGAATGAACGAAAACGGAAAGAAAAACAAACAAAAAGTGGTAGGACCGCCGAACAAAAACTGCAGTCAAGATTAAAATATAAAGAAACTTATAATCGCAATCATCCAAAATAATTTTTTGATAGTACATCCAGACGGTAACCGTCTGGATGTAGTTAAACCTATTTTGAAGACATATTTATAAATGGTGTTGTCGAACCCATCATATATTGTGGTAAAACCCCGTTCCATTTTTCTACTGCTGATAATTCTACCAATTTTGGATTAGCTGATAGAGCATCACCTTTTATTTTAATAGCTTTGGCTTCCGCTTCTGCTAAAAGCAATTTTGAATTTGCTTCCCCTCTAGCGGTTTGCTCTAATTTATCGGCCTCTGCTTTCGACTGGGCAACCTCATTTTCTCTTTGTGCTGTCTTCTGTGTGGCTTCAATTTTTGCATTTATCGAAGAAATAACACTTTGTGGCAATCTTAACTCACCAATTAAATAAATCTTCTCTACAATTATACCAAGTGGTTCTGTTTGTGATATAACCCGGTGTTGGACAGCAGCTATAAAATCAGTTTTTCCTCTACCATAAATACTTTCCATTGACCTAGAAGATGCTTCTGCTACTAATGCATCACGCACAATGCTTCTCATGTATATAGAAGTAATTTCATCTAT